TGGATTACAAAAGAAGTTATCCCTTCAATCAGAAAGCATGGCGGTTATCTCACACCAGCAAAAATTGAAGAGGTTTTAAGCAATCCAGATACAATCATTAAGCTTGCAACTGAACTCAAAAAATTAAGAACTGAAAATCAAATGCAAGCTCAACAGATTGCAGAATTTAAACCAATTAAAGAATACGTTGATTTGATTCTACAATCTGACGGCACAGTAACGACAACACAGATTGCAGCAGATTATGGCTTGAGTGCTAAAAAATTAAATAAAATCCTAAACGAAGAAAAAATTCAACACAAAGTAAATGACCAGTGGATTTTATATAGCAACATGATGAATAAAGGTTATACAAAATCTGAAACTATAGATATTGAACGAAGTGATGGAAGAATTGAAACAAAAATGCATACACGTTGGACTCAAAAAGGAAGATTGAAAATACATGAAATTCTAACTAATTTAGGATTTATAGCTAATTATGATAGAGAACAACAAAAATTATTTGCATAAAGGTTGTTTTTTACCCAATAAATTGCAAGTAAATAAGTGTGATTATGGTCAAACCCGCCTAGTTTTACATCATCATCAAATTTGGGTGCGACCATATTGCCAACATTGGCAAAATCATAGGGGAGTGAGAACATGAAAGACTTAATAGTCGAGCTTATGACTTTAAGGTCAAGACTTCAAGATGATATTGCTTTTAAAACCGAGTCTGTTGCTTGTATAGATAAAGCCATAGAAGAATTAAACAAGGTTGATGAAAAGCTTGGTGATGATTACCAAATGCTGGAAGTATCACAAGTAGCTCAATGGCTTTATACCAGCAATAGTTTTGTAATAGATAGTTTCAAGTCTAAAGGTATACCAATGGTTATAAAGTCCATTGAAAAAGATAGCCAAAAACCTAAATATCTTATACCGGTAAGTTCTTATAAGCAATATATAAAAGAGTGCCAATATAAAAAGGGCTAATATAGATTAGCCCTTAAAGTAAGATGATGTTTAGTATATAAACTTTATCTTTATTATAACACTTATCTGGTGCGTAGCAAATACCATAGCAGAGTTATCAACATAACAAAAAACAAAAATAAACGGCAAATCTAAAACGATAATCTTCTTAACAAATTTACTATGGCAGGGGGTTTGCAAAGCGGTCTGCTATGGTGCTTAGTACGCACCAGAAAACAGGAGGAAAACATGAAGGATATAAATATACCACTAAAAAGCGAATTTGATAGAGATATAAAAGCTCTAAAAAGATGTAGAAAAAAAGACAATATCTGCAAATATTCTTTAGTATTCGTGGCAGTTATTGGCGTTATCTTAACAGGTTTAATGTTGGCGGGGTGATAATATGTTTGCAAAGACAAAATACACTGATGGTAAATATGTTTATTATGTATCTGGCTTATTGGGTAATAACAATTATGCAGTATGTAGAAAACTTGTCGGGTCAAAAGCTTTGGGCAATCACATATACAAAATCAAAACTAATAAGGTTGTTGACACATTTGAAAAAGCACAGGATTTCTTGGATTTACTCGCTTGGAATAAAAAGTGGGTTGAGTATAAATGAAGTGCTGGAGATGTGGCAAAAGGTTAAAACCTAATAATGTACAGATACTGCATTTAATATGTGGTTTATCTGTTCCAGTATGTGCCGATGATAGAATGTGTTATTCATCAGCACAAATACCGAAAAAAAGGAGAAAAATTGATGATTAAATTGTTAAATAAAAGATTAGCAATATTGCAATGGGCATTAGGATATTGGGTTTTTGTAAAAGATACTAATCCAAATCCAGATGAAAACTATGGTGCTGCTTGGTACCGTATGAATAATGATGGAATTATTTTTGATGAAAAGAATGTTGCCTATGATTTAGAATCTTTTGGTGCTAATGAGGAATATTATAGCTCTGAGGTAGAAGGTATTAAATTATAAGAAAAGGGGTATATTATGCAAATAGTTTACCAAAATAATAATAAACAAGGTACACCAATATTAATTTATAAAAGTATTTATAAAAAAAGAGAATTACAAGATACATTACAAAAATGTACAGAATTATTTTACAAAAAAAGCCCCTGCGTAAAGCAAGAGGCATAAAAAAATAAAAAAGCAGTCTTATTTTAACATGGAGGATTAAACAATGGCAATAAAATTAATCATGACAGCCGAGCAAATGAAAGATGAAGAGGCTTGGCTTGCTCTTAGAAATAAATATATTGGCGGTTCTGATGCAAGTACAGTAGCTGGATTTAATAAATGGAAAAGTTTATATCAGCTATGGGCAGAAAAAACAGGCAGAAATGAAAAAGAGGATTTAAGCAATAATCTTCGCATTTGGTTTGGCAAGCGAGCAGAGGAACTTGTGGCTGAACGCTTCACACTTGATACAGGTAAAAAAGTCCATAAAACAGGTGTATGGGTGAATGATAAATACCCTTGGGCTTGTGCAAGTATCGACCGCATGATTGTCGGAGAAAATGCATTCCTGGAGTGCAAAACATCTAGCGGTTTTAATAAAGAAAAATGGCAAGATGAAGAAATACCAGACAACTACTACTGTCAGATTCTGCATTACATGGCGATTATGGAAATGGATTACTGCTACATTGCCTGCTTATTTGATAACGGTAGTGAGTACATCTATAAAAAAGTTAAATTCAATCGTGATGACGCTGACGCACTCATGGAGCTTGAAAAAAACTTTTTTGAACAGAATATATCTAAAGACATTGAACCACCAGTAGACGGTTCTACAGCCTGCACAGAAATGATTAAGAATAAATACAAGGGCGGTGAAATAGATAGAATAGAAATTTCTTCTAATGCTGATGTATTCGCTGAAAAATTAGAAGAAATCGAGGCACAGGAAAAGATTTTAAAGCAGGATAAGCAAGAATATCAAAATCTTATAAAAACCCTTCTGAAAGACCATGAGGAGGGTTACAGCGGAAATTATACATTCTTCTGGAGAACCACAGCAGGTAGAAAAACAATAGATAGTAAAAAATTAAAAGCTATGTATCCAGATGCATACAATGATTGCTTAAAAGAAGCAACATCAAGTCGTAGATTTAGTTTTAAAAAAATCGTAAAGGAGTAATTTGAAATGGCAAATATTAAAGGCGGATTAATTAATAAAACAAATAACGTAGCTAAACAGCAGCAACCAAAAACTATACAGAGTTTAATAATCTCTATGGAAAAACAGATTGCAAAAGCATTACCAAAAGTGCTTACACCAGAAAGATTTACAAGAATGGTTCTTACTGCTCTTAGTAAAGATAATAAATTAGCAAGCTGTACACCAAATAGTTTTCTTGGGGCTATGATGCAGGCTGCACAATTAGGCTTAGAACCCAATACACCACTTGGTCAAGCGTACCTGATACCATTCAAAAATAAAGGAGTGTTAGAAGTACAATTCCAAATTGGCTATAAAGGCATGATTGACCTTGCGTATCGTTCTAAAGAAGTAACAGATATTTCCGCACAGTGCGTATATGAAAATGATGAGTTTGAATATGAACTTGGGTTAAGTCCTGTATTAAAACATAAACCTGCATTATCTAATCGTGGTGAAGTAATTTTATATTATGCAGTATTTCACACTAAATCTGGCGGTTATGGTTTTGAGGTTATGAGTAAAGAAGACATTATAAACCATGCTAAAAAAACAAGTCAAAGCTTTGGTAGCAGTTATTCACCATGGAATAAATATTTTGATGAAATGGCGAAAAAGACAGTATTAAAACGAGTATTAAAATATGCACCAATAGCATCGGATTTTGCAATGGCTATCAACAGTGATGAAACCATTAAAAGCAATATTAGTGCCAATATGGTAGACGAAGAAGATGAAACTATGGTTGATATCACGCCAGAAGAGAACGAAGAAATACAAGAAGATGAAAAAGTGGTTGATAAAGAAACTGGGGAAATATTGCAGCAACCTTCTTTACAGCCAGAAAACTAACGAGGTGGAACAATGGGAAAAGTAAAAGATGATAGTAATTTTCAAATATATGGCTGGATGGTAACACAGTTAAAACTTAAAGGAAATGAATTATTAATATATGCTATCATCTACAGCTTTTCTCAAAATAATAACGGTGATGGAATATTTAATGCTAGTACAGCTTATTTATGTGAATGGACTGGTTTAAGTCAAAGGGCTGTTATTAATTGTTTGATTAGATTAATAGAAAATAATTTAATAATCAAAATAGAAGATAATTCATTAAAGCGAAAACCAAGCGTTTATAAAATAAATGAAGATAAGCTTAAATTAACTACTGAAAAAAATTCAGTAGCACTACTGAAAAAAGTTCAGCAGTTAAACCCGACTACTGAAAAAAATTCAGTAGCACTACTGAAGAAAGTTCAGCAGACTACTGAAAAAAGTTCAGTCTATAATTCTACTACTACTATTAATATATCTACTACTACTATAGAAGAACAATTAGATTATATTTGCAAATTATATACAACAGAAATAACTAATCGGGTTTGTTGTTCTTCGATAGAAACTGATACACTAATAAATTTTATTGATATGTACGGAGTTAGTGCTATTGAAAATGCGATAAAAATTGCCGTGATGAGGAATAAGCGTTCTCTAGGCTATATAGAGGGAATATTAAAAAATGAAGCGAGGGTAGATAATGGAACAGATGCAACAAGTACAACGAGTGGTACAGAAAAAGAAGCCTCAGTGGTTCGACAAAGAAAAGCAGTTGGACGTAAAAAAGTATATAAAGCAAGTGCAGTTGAAACTATCGAACAAGCCGAAGCCAAATTTGCTAACGAAACCAACGACTGGGATTGATAAAAAAACATTAGAATATGCAGGGATAATGGAACGCTTTCAAACTGTTAAATTTGAAAATGTAATACCAACCGAAGATATAAAACAAAATGCAGACATGGTGTTAAATTACGCTGATAATATAGAAAAACATATAGTAAACGGAGAAGGTCTTATCTTATCCGGAAGTTATGGGACCATGAAAACAACACTTGCCATATGTGTATTGCGTAAGTATCTAGAGCAAGGCGGTCGAGGTTTATTCGTTCCTATGTGTTCCATGATGGATAGTCTGTATTCTATGAAGGCTAGAAGCGTTGAGGAATGGATAAATTATGAAAATAGATTAAGAAATACCAGTTTGCTAGTAATTGATGATTTAGGAAGTGAAGATGTATCTGCACCATGGGTGTTATCTAAAGTAAATAGCATTATAACAGAGCGATATAACCGAAAAAAATCAATAATCATAACGACCAATCTTACTAAAGAAGAATTAGCAAAGACATATGCAGGAAGAATTATAGACCGATTAAGGTCCACTAATTACTATATAAGCTTCACAGGTAAGACAAAGCGAGTAGGTTTAAAAACAAGTGATTTAAGAGGCAATAAACATGAGTAGATATTGCTTATATTGCGGAAAAGAAATAACAGGGCTACATGCAAACGCTAAGTACTGCCCTGAATGTAGAAAAATTTGCTACAGGGAAAAAGAGAGGGAATACAAAAGAGAAGCTCGCAAGAGAAAGGCGTATTTGAGTAGAAGCAGTAAAAAAGAAAAAGATGCTGCAACACTAAAGAAAATATCTCTAAAAGAAAGACGAGATAATATAAATAAACTAATTCAAGAAACTGGTATGCACTACGGAGAGGTAGCGTACTATTACGATAGCGGTAAGATTGATGAGCTATATAAACGAGCTGAATATTTAAAATCTATCGGCAGAATAAAATCAAATGACGGAGAACATAAGATAGTTAAATCCTGTGGCGGAAAATTAAAAGGCGGATATGACTATTTCATGATATCAACAAATTAGGAGCAAATTTCTATGGAAGATTTAGAGTCAATAAAAGATAAGCTTGAATATATAGACATTGCAATGAAGTTATTATTGCAATATGGAAAAAATAATCCAGATGTAGTTGATTTTCTTAGTAAAAATACAATGATTGCTAAAGATAAAGAAAATGGTTTTTGTGTAGTAATTAGTTTTAAAAAGATGAGGAATAATAATGAGTGAATTTATAAGTGGAAATGCTGGGATAATAAAAAAAGAGGATATTGTTTTTTTAGAAATATTAGAGCCTAATCCATTCTTTTTAAAAGATGAGTATAAGATATATGCTACTACTTATACTTTAGATAAAGGTGAACGTAAAGTATTGTTGGAAAGCAGAAAAAAGTATAAGGAAATAGAAAAGGAATTTAATAGAATAAAAAAAGAAGTTGAAAATACTGTAAAGAAAAAAATTTGTTGGAAACCAAAAGAACAGGAAACATATTATTATGTTGGTATTTCAGGTGATGTTATAGAAGATAAATGGGACGAAACAACAACGGATTATGCTTTTTTTATAACAGGTAATTGTTTTAAAACTAAGGAAAAAGCAACAAAACATATAACAGAAATATTAAATATTTATGGAGTTAAAAATAATGCAAAATAGACCAAAATATAATGCAAAAAAAACAATAATAGGCAATTTAAAATTTGATAGTAAGAAAGAAGCAGAATACTATTTAAAATTAAAAGCTAAACGTATTAATGGAGAAATAAATTGGATAAAGTTACAGCCAGAATTTTTGATTTTAAGAGGATTTACATTAGAAAATGGGGAGCGTACAAAAGGTATACGTTATGTAGCTGATTTTGAAGTTGAGTATGCTGATGGACATAGAGAAATAATTGATGTTAAAGGTGTAAAAACAGAAGCGTACAAAATAAAAAAGAAAATGCTCCTGGATATGTATCCTAATATTAATTTTATAGAGGTATAAATGATGAGGGAAATATTATTTAGAGGTAAAGATATAAATACAAATAAATGGTGTTATGGTGGATATGTTAGAAAAGTTTTATTTAAAAATACGAAAGATGAAAAAATAAGACATTATATATTTGATGGAGAAAATGCCGGACCAATAGTAATGCATGAAGTTAATCCAGAAACAGTGGGGCAAGCAATATGGCTTAAAGATGTAAACGGAAATGAGATTTTTGAAGGAGATATTGTAGAAGAAGTTAAACCAGAATGGGACGAACCTTCTCGTGCTGTTGCTGTTTTTGAAGATAATAATTTTGTGTTTGGTTATAATACCGGAGCAATATTATCAGTTGAATTTTTTTATAATGAAATAAAAATAATTGGGAACATATTTGATAATGAAGATTTATTTGAAAAAATATATGAACAACATAAATTTAAATATTATCAAGAAATGAAGGAATTACACGGTGATTTAGAAAGTTTATAAGTGTAAAAAAATATAGAGAGTGTGAACAACTATGCAATGTGAACAACGATACTATGAGGCAGACATGGGATATATGTGTTGGATTAATAAGAAACCATGTAATAAAAATAACTGTACATTAAAACATAGATTTGCAAAAGAATTTTCTAAGAAGGTAGTAAAAAATATAAAGGCTGGTGAGTGAATGAGAAAGGAAGGGATAAATCCTCTTACAAATGATGGACAATATGCAGATATAACATATAAAAAGGCAGTAGAAAAAAGAAATAGAGAAAACTTTTTTCACGCATTTTGCAGAAAAATTTTAAAAATGGCAAATAAACATTTGGAAAAAAGACATAATATAAAAATTTTAAGGATAGTATTCTGGGATATGGAAACCAATACTATTAAAAGCGTAAAAAATAACAAATTTTAGGAGTGTTGTTATGGGATATATAGCGTCTTTTTTGCAGGTGTAATTTTAGGACAGTTAGTATTGCTCATTTTTATTGGTGCAAATGCAAACAAAAGGAAGTGGTGAATATATGAAAAAGTTAATTTTATTTTTGATGATACAGTTATTATTAAAGTTAGAGCGACCATTTTATAAATTTGGTAAGTTATATGGAAAAATAAAGCCTATTGAAAATCCTATTATTGAAAAAATAGTATATAAAATCTTTGAATGGAACTTTAAAATAATGGAATATCTTAGATTGAAGATAGAAAAATTGAAACAGAATATTAATTAATAAAAAGATAAAAGTTATTCTTTGAGGTCGGCAAAGAATAATTCTCTTGACATTAATGTCGACAAATATTATCATATTATTGTCGACATTAATATGGAGGTGAAATAATGTCAGACAAAAAGAAAGCTGGTAGACCATTTTCTGAAAATCCAAAGGCTGTAAAACTTACTGTACGAGTAGATAACGATACAGTAAAAATTCTTGATGATTATTGTCTAAGAAATAACATTAGTAGGGCTGATGGTGTAAGAGAAGGTATTAAGGCTTTAAAAGACAAATAAAAAAGCAACCCGCTCACCGACCAAAGCGACAGGTTGCTTAATACAACAATCCTACAAGGACTGATAAATCTATTATATCATTCTTTGTGGGTACAGAAAAGGAGAATATATAATGGAAAATCAATTGCAAATATTTAATAATGCTGAATTTGGACAAGTTAGAACTATAGTAGACGGAGGTAAAATTTTATTTTGTGCAAGTGATATTGCAAAGGCTTTAGGATATGAAAAACCTAATAATGCAATAAATACACATTGTAAAAATGCTACCCTAAAACAGGGTATCATCACAGATAATCTTGGTAGAAAACAAAATGCTAATTTCATTCCCGAAGGTGATATATACCGCTTGGTTGTTAGAAGTAAATTACCAACAGCAGAAAAATTTGAAAGCTGGGTATTTGATGAAGTATTACCTTCAATTCGTAAAACGGGTAGTTACTCTACAAAACAGCAACCTGTAGATGATACGAAAAAGTTGCGTTCTGAAGCAATGTTGTTAAACGCTAGAACTAGACAAGCAAAAATGTGGAAAGAATTATCACAGATGACAACTATAAAAGAATATAAAGAAATTGCCTTTGCTAAGGCTGGCAATGTATTAGCAGGTAAAGACTTATTTAGTTTACCTGAAGCTACTCAAAAAACTTATTCAGCTGATGAAATAGGTGCAATCTTAGGTGTATCAGCTAATAAAATTGGTAGATTAGCTAACACATATAACTTAAAAACACCTCAGTTTGGTAAATGGTTCTATGATAAAGCACAACATTCAAATAAAGAAGTAGAAACATTTAGATATTATGAAAAGGCTATTTCTAAATTTAGAACATTATTAGGTGGTGCTGTAGCATGAAAGATTTTTCTAAGCTAGGAGAAAAATATAAAATTGAGATAGAACAATATGAATTAAATGGTCAGTGGGTAGATGATATAAAAGAAGCAATATTATCAATAAAAAATCCTAAAGAAATAGTATTGAGTTGTTTGCTAGAAGGTTTATTAGTTTATCATAAAGAAATGCTAGAAGGTAAAAATGCATTGTTATCTCATGGATTTAGTGAACAAGAAATATCACATTTAGTTGTTGAATATTATAATAAATAGCAAAAATAATAAAGGGTAGCTTCAAATAAGCTATCCTTTTAGTGTTTATATATAGGAGGCTTTATGATGAAAAAATATAATGATTATGAAAATATCATGTATGGTTACTTAAAAAATTATAATCAATTTAAAGCAAGATTAAAAAATATTCAAATTGAAATTAATAGTATAATGGAACAAATAAATAGCCTTACTGATGTTAAAATTAGTAAATATAGTAGTCAACCTAAAGCTAGTTTAAATGTATTTTCATCAGTAGAGCAAAGTTATGAACGAAAACAGAAATTAATACAAAAAATGCAAATGTTACAAGCTGATAAGTCAGCAATAAATGAATTATTATTAAGAATAGATAATGCTTTAGAAACATTATCGTTTACAGATAGAGCGATAATTGAGAAAAAATTTATTTATGGTTATAATTGGTCAGCTGTTGCTATAGATATAAATTTTTCTGAACGAACTTGTCAAAGAATAGCAATTAATGCAATAAAAAGATTAACGCAGACTTTGTTTGGAGAAGTTGTCTATGAACAAGGGCGGTTATTTATATTTGTTGATAAACAATACAAATATTGTGGATAAATAGCAAAAAAATATTTGTCGTGTTTTTGTCGCTTTTTTGTCGTATTTATGGCGAGTTTTTAAATAAAAAATGATATATAATAGTATTGTAAAAATTTAATAAAAAATATTTTTAACTTAAATATATTTTGACGTACGTTAATAAGTACGTTATAATATATTTGAGGTGATTATGATGATTACAGCTAATGCTTCAAATTTTAGAAAAAATCTTTATAATACTTTAGAGCAGGTTGCTAAATATAACCAAGTAGCAACAATTAATACTAAAGATGGTGATGTAGTATTAATTAGTGCTGATGACTATAAAAATCTTATGGAAACAATGTATTTGTTTTCTATACCGAATGTAAGAGAAGATTTATTAAAAGCTAAAACTGCACCTGATGAAGATTTTGTTTCAGAAGATGAGGTTGAATGGTAATTGTATAAGATAGAATATTATAAAAAAGCCTTGAAGGATATTCCGAAATTGAAGGCGTGCGGACTGGACAAAAAAGCGAAACTGCTGATTGATGTAATAAAGCAGGACCCGTTTAAAAATCCGCCGCTGTATGAAAAACTTGTCGGTGATTTAACGGGATATTATTCAAGACGCATCAATATTCAGCACAGATTGGTTTATGAGGTGCTGGAAGATAAAAAGACTGTACGGATAATCCGTATGTGGACACATTATGAATAAATCATGCCACTGTCAGTGATGATGGTGGCTTTTTTAGTACAAAAATCAGGTGGTGAGGGAGGAATGGCGTATGATGAAAAAATAAAGAAAATGATACGCAAAGCGTATCAAAATGGAACTAATTTTGAGGAGATTTCTAAGCAATATAAAATTGCTGTAAGTACTGTTAAACGTTGGGCTTATAGAGATAAATGGGTACAAAAAAATGATACGAAAAATAAAACTGAAACAAAACGAAATTTGAAAAAAATATGTGTTAGAAAATTGCAAAATACTAATGCAGTGAAACACGGATTATTTTCAAAATATCTGCCAGCGGAAACATTGGAGCTGGTAGGCAATATTGAAATGATGTCTCCATTAGATATTTTATGGGAGAATATATGCCTCAAATATGCAGCAATTATTCGCTCTCAGAAAATTATGTTTGTTAAAGATGCGAATGATGTTACTAAAAGAATGACGATGGATGGTGCAGAAGCTACTTCCTATCAATACACAGAAGCCTATGAAAAGCAGGCTTCCTTTTTAATTGCACAATCAAGGGCAATGGGCACGCTCATGAGCCTTATTAAACAATACGATGAACTTTGCCGCTCATCACTTGCCACCGATGAACAGCGACTTAGAATTGAAAAGCTGAAAACGGAAATCGCCAAAACACGTGAGAGCGAGAATCCGGCGAAAGTTGAAATCGTGGACAATGTGCCGAATATGGAGGTGAAAACGAGTGCAGACAAATTTGAATGACTTGATAGCACCAATCTTTTATAAGCTTCATCATCAAGTGAAAAATCACGAATATACTCACTATTGGCTTCGAGGTGGTCGAGGTAGTACAAAATCATCATATATTAGCATTGAAATTATAATTGGCATGATGAAAAATTCAAATTACAATGCAATCGTTTTTCGTAAAGTTGGACATTATTTAAAAGAAAGTGTCTTTGAACAGCTTATATGGGCAATAGATAAATTAAACGTGTCTAACTTTTGGAAAATAAGTCTTTCGCCACTTGGACTGACTTATAAACCTACAGGTCAACGTATTATTTTTCGCGGCTGTGATGATCCTAAAAAATCTAAATCAGTGAAACTTCGCAAAGGCTATTTTGCTTACTGCTGGCATGAGGAATTGGTCGAGTTCACAGGTATGAATGAAATAGATACATTAAATCAATCTATTCTTCGTGGTGGTGATAAGTTTTGGGTATTTTATTCATTTAATCCACCTAAAAGTAAAAATGCTTGGGTGAATTATGAAGCTACTAACCCAAGACCAGATAAAATTGTTCATACTTCTTGTTATTTAGATGTCCCGCAAAATTGGTTAGGTCCACAATTTCTAATTGAAGCTGAAACTTGTAAAATACAAAATTATAAAAAATATCTACATGAATTCATTGGTAAAGCAATTGGTACAGGTGGAAATGTCTTTGAAAATGTAGAAGAAAAGACTATAACTGATGAAATGATTAATGGCTTTAAAACTATAAGACATGGCATTGATTTTGGTTTTGCAGTGGATGCATTTGCTTATGTTCAAGGTGCATATGATGGTAAATATAATGATTTGTATTTATTTGATGAAGTTTATCAGATAAAACTTACTAATGAATTAGCAGCTAAGAAAATAAAGCCTAAGCTTATGAGATATGAGTATAGCGTAATTATGGCAGATAGTGCGGAGCCAAAGAGCATTGTAACGCTTAGAAATTTAGGTCTTAATGTTTATGGTGCTAAAAAAGGGCCTGATAGCGTTAATTATGGAATGAAATGGCTTCAGAGCTTAAATCACATATATATTGACCGGCAAAAATGTCCGAATACGTATAAAGAATTTGTGAATTATGAATATGAGCGAAATAAGGATGATGAATTTATATCTGCTTATCCTGATAAAAACAATCATACGATTGATGCCTGTAGATATGCTTTTATAAATGATATGCCGGTCAGAAATAAGAAAAGCTTTTGGTAAGGAGGTGATAAGTTGGAATTAAACGTGGCAAAAAAACTGATATCGGATTATGTAGCAGGACATAGCGATTTTATTATGAAATCCGATGTAGCGGAGCGGTATTATAAAGTTAAAAACGATATTCTGCTAGACAAGGAACATCATCATGAAGAGGTGAAAAATCCGCTTAGAAGTGCGGATAACCGTGTACCGTTCAGCTTTTACAATCTGCTGGTAAATCAGAAAGCAAGCTATCTGTTTACGTATCCGCCGATTTTCGATACAAAAAACAGCGAACTTAACGCTTTAATTGTAGATACACTGGGCGATGATTATGCTAAAAAGTGCAAGGATTTATGCGTAAATGCTTCAAATAGCGGCATAGCATGGCTTCACTACTGGCACGACGATAATAAAGGCTTTTGTTATGCAGTTGTTCCTTCAACACAGGTTATTCCTGTATGGTCCAAAAAGCTGGATAAAAAGCTTTTAGCAGTTTTAAGATACTACACGGATATTGATGATGAAGGTATCAGCTGGACAGTGTATGAATATTGGACGGATACACAATGCCAGGCGTTTCGGCGTCGTAACGGCGAAGAATATTCCATAAAAAATGATTTAATCGATTATCCAATGTTTTGCTATGATATCACGGCAACGGGTGAAGATGGCTTTTCCAATATTTATACTCATGATATGGGAAATGTTCCGTTTATTCCATTTGCTAACAATAATCTGAAAACAAGCGATTTGGATAATGTAAAAAAATTAATTGACAGCTATGACAAAACATACAGTGGCTTTGTAAATGACCTTGAAGATATTCAGCAGGTACTATTCGTTCTTACCAATTATGGCGGAATGCGTGAAGAAGGTGCAAAAGGTGTCATTGAGTTTCTGCGCAATTTGAAAAAATACAAGACAATAAACCTCGACAGCGCAGGTACGGGCGACCAGAGTGGACTTTCCACTATAACCATAGAAATACCGGTAGAAGCAAGAAAAGAGCTTTTGGAAACAACGCGAAAGGCTATTTTTTCTATGGGACAGGGCATAGACCCTGAGCAGCAGAGTTTTGACTCTACCAGCGGCGAGGCAATGAAGTTTTTATATTCGCTTTTGGAGCTTAAAGCAGGGCTTATGGAAACGGAATTTCGCCTAGGCTTTGGTGAACTTGTTCGCGCTATCTGTCGCTATCACAATAAGGATGTTAAAAATATCATCCAGACATGGACCAGAAACGCTATAAGGAGTGAAAGTGAGCTTGTAGATATTTGCAGTAAATCCAAAGGCATCATATCCGATAAAACTATTATAAAAAATCACCCTCTTGTTGATGACCCGGAACAGGAAGAAAAACAGATAGCCAAAGAGCAGAAGGAACAACAGGATATTTATAATGATGACGGTTATAACGGCAAAGGTGGTGATGAATAATGTATAAATGGATGAAAGAGTATTACACGGCTTTCGGCAAGGATTTCCCGTTCAGTAAAGTAGCGGATTTGAATGAATATGA